CTACGACAGCGACGCGCTGCGCGCCGATATGGCAGCGCGCGGTGCCTGGGCAAACGTGAGGCCCATGCCGAACCGCAAACAGCGCTTCGCCTTCAGCCCGTTCCTCTCGGGAAGGGTCTTCGCCCACTCGATCATGGCGGCGTAGTTCTGCTCGCCACCAACGAGGGTGTAGGCTTCCGAGCGAACCGCGTCCGCCTGCGCCTTGAGGCCGATCAGGTAGACGTCGATGGTTGCCTCGGGGATGCCGGCGTCGACCAGCGCCTTGCGCGTATCGGCGGTCAGCTCGCCGCTCGCGTCGTACTCGGCAGCGGCCTTCTCCATCGCAGCCGAGAGGGGAGCAGGCTGCTGCTGGACCGGCTGCTCGGGGACTTTCAGGGGGGTCGTGCCCGCCGGCTTCTCGGTGCCGGGCTGGGCTTCGGTCTGCTCCTTCGGCTGACCGAGCTTCTTCTGCAGCTCGGAGTACGCCTTGGCGAGGTCGTCGACCGTCTTGAACTTGCCGAGGATCAGCTCGCCCTGCGGCTGCTGCTCGGTCTGCGCCGGCTGCTGCTGGGCCTGCTGATACTTCGCGGCCATCGCCGCGTCATGCTCGGGGGTGCCGGGCTGTGGAGCCGCCGGCTGGGTAACCTGCTGCCCCTGCGTAGGGGCCGCCGCCCCGGTGGTGCCCGGAGCGGCGACTTGGGTCTGTTCCGTCACGCGAAGTTCTTGAGAACCGTACCGTTGGCGTACTTGGTGACGCTGACCAGCTTCGCGCCCTGATCGGTGCGAACCTCGGTCTTGTCATCGACCAGCTCGACGCTCTCAACAGCGAGCGGGTTGGTCTGCTTCTCCTGCTCGGCCTTGAGCTGCATCTCGATCAGGAGGTCGGCGGCCGACTTCGAGGTCGTCGCTTCGGTCTTTTCGGTCTTGGTCGTCATTCAGCCTTCTCGTCTTTCAACCCTGCCTCGGCGACGACCTTGGCGACCTGCGGGGCAGCTCCCTGCATCGCGGCAGCGAGCTGGGCCTGCTGCTGGTTGGCGGCCACGTCTTCGGAGGACAGGATGATTTCGTCGGGGTTCTCGACGCCGTAGCCCACCGCGAGGCGGGACAGGACGGTCGACACGTCGAAGTAGGAGAGGACGCTGTCGCCCAGCATGTTGCGGGCGTCGGCGATCAAGGCGCGCATCCGGTTGTTGGAGTGCGCCCGGCCGAGCGCCTCGAAGCCGGTCACGATGATCGGCTTGACGGCCTTGTCGTTGAGGCGCGGGGCCTCGCCGTCGAGCTGCATCAGGTGCAGCAGGCGTCGGGTGTAGGGGAGCTGGAACTCCGAGGCCAGCACCGTGTAGACACCGCCGAGCGCGTCTTCCAGCTCTTGAGCCACCGCGCGGATTTCCTCGGCGGTGACCCGCTCGGCGTCACGGATGGTGGCGCTCTGCAGGAGGAACGCGGCGGCGAGTCGGCTCTCGACGCGCTGCATCACGGAGTCGACGACTTGGAAGTCGGCGTACTTCTCGATCTGCAGGACGTCGATGTCGTCGAGCTGGCCTTGCACGAAGTCGCCCGTGCGGGCGCGGCGCAGCTCGTTGATGTCGGTCTGGCTGTTCGGCTTGTCGAGGAAGATGACCTTGGCCGCAATCTCGGCGAACTCGGTCACCGACTTTGACATGGACTCGTAGCTCATAAGGTCGCCGAGCAGCTCCATGACGTGAGACTCGCCATAGTGCTTGCCCGGCCGGGCCTTCCACCGAGCGACGATCCAAGGGGCGACGTCCTCGGGGGTCGAGCTGACGTCGCTGATGCGGACGTCGTTCAGCTCCTGCCACCACGAGCAGCGGCCGTTCTTCCATTCGACCACCGTGTAGACCTCGACGGTCCCCTCACCAGCCTTGGCCTTGTCGGGGTTGACGCTGGCCTTGGCGAGGATCGCGGGGTCGAGGCTCTCGGGGAACACCTCCTCCTTGATGACCAGCTCGGCAGGCTTGCCGGCTGGCGAGCGCCGCACCACGAACTGATGCAGGCCGAATAGGCGGGAGGGTTCGCCGCGCGGGGCGAAGTAGACGACGTTGCCGGCGACCAGCAGGTGACACTTGATCTGCCAGAGCAGCGGGCGCTCGGCTTCGGCGCGGAGCGCGGCTCGAGCCTCGGTGCCGGCGAGCAGCGAGCGGACACGGTTAACCGCGCCCTTGGGCTGCCCGGCCGAGAGCCGGTCGTCGATGTGATAGCGGAAGAAGGGGGAACCCGGCGGAAACAGGGCGAGCATCAGCTTGCTCGCCAGATTGTTGACGCCTCGCGCGCCGAGGGACTGGTACGGCTGCTGCAGGATGGTGGCGTCGGATTGCCCGTCACGCGGGATCAGGCCGGGGATGGTGAGGTCGGAGGCTTCGCGGGCCTTCTCAAGGACCGCCGACCGGGCGGACTGCAGTCGCGCCCAGCGGGACTTGGCCGTGCGGATCACGGGATGGCGATGCCTCGCAGGAACTCGTTGCGGATCGTCCGGCTATCGGCCGAGGGCCACGTCAGGCCGGCGGCCGTCGGGAGAGCCGGGGTGAACGCTCCGGGTGGGGTGTTCGGGTTGGTTGAGGGGGAGGGGGTCGCGGGGCTGCTGGACCGGGCCGGGGAGCCTCGGTCGATGCGGAGGGCGTTACGCCCGATCCGGCCGCCCATGACGGCTGGGCCGCCCGCGAAGTATTCGTTGGTCAGAACCTGCGGCTTCTTGTCGGCCGCGACCGCTTCTGCCTTCGGCTTTGGAACCTTGGGCGGGCACATGGGGGAGCTGCTTCTCCTCTGCTGTGGTCCGCCACTGGCGGAGGAAGTTGACGACGGATCGCTGGCCCGCCTTGAACCAAACCTCGCGGTCGGTGTCGGTGAGGGCCGGGCAGCGGTCGGGGAAGGCGACGTCGAGCGCGTCGAGGAGCTGGTCGACGGTCGCGGGGAAGGGGGAGGTGTGGATGTTCACGCGCGGAGGGGAAAGGGGGAGCCCCGGAGCTAGGCTCTACGGGACTCCCGAGGTGTGAACGGAGGGGAGACAGACCTTAATCCCATCGCAAAGGCGGGATTGGGTGCAAGAGGGTGGGTTTTGGGAACCCCGCCGGTCAGGCGGCAGGAGGCTCCCACAACCGCACCCGCTTGAGGTCTGCGTCGTAGTTCTCGGCGCGCAGGATGTAGGCCATGCGAGCCTGCACGAGCGCGTCGTCGGGGGTGAGGCCCTTGGCCTCGTAGGCTTCGAGGACGACCGACCACATGGTCGCGCGGTCCTCGGCCTCGTTGATCGCCGCCACATAGGCGGAGCGGGGACCGACGCCGGGGCAGCCCTTGTAGCCGTCCACCGGGTCGCCGGTCAGGGTCTGGCGCAGGAACCAGCGGTCGGCGTCGATCTCGCTGATCCGCCGGGGCTTGTTGTCCCGGTGCGGGTTGAACAACCAGCCCGGTACACCGGCCATGTCCTTGTCGATGGACACGATGCAGCGCCGCTCGTCGGGCGTCTCCTGCGTGGCGAGGATGCCCATGACGTCGTCGGCTTCGAGGCCGGGCCGGCGGTCGAACTCGTACCGCTCGGCCAGCCAGTCCTTCATGTCGTAGAGCAGCACCGGCCGCTGCAGCTTGGCGCGGTGCGCCTTGTAGCTAGGCAGCAGCCGCTTGCGGTAGCTCTCGAAGTCGTCGGACAGGCAGACGATGACGCGGTCGGCCTTGAGCTGGTCGACGAGCTTGTCGATGTCCTGCTCGATGCCGGCCTGCGCCTCCTCGGGGCGGGCAACCACCACTGGCTTCCCGCCCTCCGGCAGCTCGTAGGTCCGCTGCACGGCGGCCGAGAGCCTGTAGGCAATCAAATCCCCGTCGATCAGGAGCGTCCGCTTCAAGCCAGCGGCCCCGGCTTGCAGCCCGAGTTGGCGGCGCGCAGCTCCATGATCTCCTTCGCCCGGCTGACTCGGTCGGCGAGGAGCGTGACGACCTGCGTGAAAATGTCGGCACCCGGTTCGAGCTGGTCGAAGGGGTGGGCGCGCGCGGGCACCTGCTCCGGCTTGCACGGCACGGGGACCGCGACCTGCACCTCGACGGGCTCGACCTTTACGGCCGGGCGGGTCGTGGCGCACGAAGCGAGGAGCAGCGAGAGCGCGACGGCGAGGGCGATCTTCTTCACCGGCTGCGTTCCTTTCGGATGACGAAGTCGACGGCGGCGCGCGACTCACGGCACAGCCCCAGCTCGTCGGTCGATTGCGGGCGGAGGGAGAGCAGGCGGCCGATCTCCCGGTCGAGGCTCGCGCCGGCACGGCGGACCTCGGCGATCCGCGCCTCGTAGGCGGCGGTCTCGGCCGCGCGCTGCTGCGAGAGCTGGCGGATGCTGTCGTTCTGCTTGCGGATCAGGCCGCGCAGGGTCGTCGTCGTGGCCTGCTCGGAGGCAAGCTGCTGGGCGACGGCCCCGAGCTGCGCCTTGGTCTTCCCAAGCGAACGGCTCTCCATCTGCCAGAGGCCGGCGAAGGCGGCGGCTGCTGCCAAGGCCACAATCAGGGGCCACGGCCCGAGCCACCGCCAGAAGGCGAGTAGCTTGGCTTTCATGCGTTCAGCTCCTTGAAGCGTTCGAGGAACAGCGCCTCGGCGAAGTGTGGCGGCAGTCCGAGGATCGGCACGTCGGCCGGCTCCCCCTGCACACTCCACGGCCTCGGGGGCGGCGGCATCAGCGCGCGCTGCTCGGCGAGCAGCACGGCGTTGTCGGCATCCTTGACGAGGTGGATGGTCTCGGGGTCGATCCCGAACCGCTCGGCGATGACGCGCCACAGCCGGTCCTCGGCCTCGACGTAGCCCGGCAGGTAGCGTTTCACCGGGCGAGGCAAGTCCACGAGGAACGCCTCGGTGGCGTCGTGCAGGAGCCCGACGAGGGCCAGGTCTTCGGGGACGACGTGGCTGACGAGGACGCTATACTCGCCCACCGAGTAGAACCGGCGACAGTGGCCGCCGTACCGGCAGAGCTTCGAGAGCGCCGCTGCGATGTCCTCGATGTGGACTTCCTCGGGGCGCGGGTCGAGCGGCCAGAACACGCCGCGCGACGCCGTCTGCATCCAGTCGCCCTTGCGCTGGGACAGGTCCGTCATCCGTTATGGGTCCACTTGTTGAGACGACCGCCGAGCGCGCCGGCCGCGAGGACGACACCGAGGCCGGTGGCGTAGTCGGTCGGGCTCCACGTCTGGCCCTTGAGCCAGAGCGCGCCGATGGAGTTGGCGAAGAACAGCAACACGCCGACGAAGGTCAGCACGAGCTGCAGGTCGTAGGTTTCACCGTCCGGGCCGGTGAGCAGGTCGCGGAGCCAGCGGAGCATCACTGGTCCCTCACGACCGAGATGCTCACGCCGTAGCTGACGTGGGCGTTTTCCGGGTCACGGACGCGGGTGGTGATGTTCACCACGCCCTCGTCCTCGCGGATGATCCAAGCCCGGTCGAGCTTGGCATGGAGGACCGAAGGCGCTGCCTCCACGATGGGATTAAGTTGCGGCATCGAGATAGCGTTCTCCGTGTAGGGTGGTCAGGCGGGCGGCCAGAGCGCGCTGCTGCAGCTCCTTGAAGGCCAGCCCAATTCGGATCATCTCGTCGGGCGTCATGCGGTCCTTGAGGCGGTTGGCCTCTTGGCTGACGACGACGACGTTGCCCGGCACGTAGCCGAGCGCGGGGTCGATCTTGTCGAGCGAGGGGGAGTCCGGGCCTGCCAGACCCTCGTTGACGCGAAGGAGCGTCCCGAGGATCGGGCAGAACATCGGCAGGTCGATGTCAGCCTCGGTAAGGCTGAACGGGACGCCCTGCGCCTTGGCCCGTTGCCGGGCCGACGAGAGCATCCGACGCCGGACCTTAGTGAGTGTCAGCCCACGTTCGTCCGGTGTCTGCCGAGCCGGCGAGCGGGCACCGGAACCCGAAACATTCGCCCGCACGGCGGATGGCGTCCGCCGCGATTTCACCGACTTCTCCGGCAATCTCCTCTCTGGCTTCGATCTGGAACTCGTCGTGGACGTTTGCCACGAAGGCGAGGTCTCGGCCGATCACCAAGCCGCGCTCCACGAAGGCGCGCTCGGCGAGGATCAGCGCGAGCTTCATCACGATGGCACCGGCCGACTGCAGCAGGGTGTTGAGCGCGGCGTGGCGCTTACGGATCGGCAGCTTGCGGCCGTCGATCCCGCGCAGGAACCCGTTGCGTCCGACCTTGAGCGAGACCGCATCGACGAGCTGGCCGAGCGCCGGCAGCTCGCGCATGATCCGGTCGCGGGCCTTCGAGCCCAGCTTCCGGTACGCCTTCTCGCGGTCCTCCTCGGACTTGAACCCGTTGAGCCACTTGCGGCGCTGCTCCTCGGGGAAGTTCTCGATGATGATGATGCCGAGCTTGACGTCACCGCCGCCGTAGATCAGCGCGTAGATGAAGGTCTTGGCGCTGTCGCGGGAGTTGAGACCCACCGCCCGCTTGTTGACGGTGTGGACGTCGGTGCCGTCCTCCTTCTTCCCGTTGACGACGGTCTCGGCGTAGGTGCCGCCGTCGTACCGGGCCATGAAGTGACCGAGGCACCGCAGCTCCAAGCCCTCGGCGTCGCAGCCGACGAGCAGCCACCCGAGCGGGGCGTAGAACAGCGCGCGGCACTCCTTGCCGTAGAGCGTCCCCACGCGGGGCACCTGTGCGATGTTCGGGAACGCATGGGTCATGCGCCCGGTGATGGCTTGGTTGGTGTTGACCCGGCCGTGGATGCGGCCGTCTTCCTTGACGTGGGAGAGCCACGCCTGCTTGCCGGTCGAAAGCTGCCCGAGGCGCTTGTCGACCATGAGGTATTCCTTGAGGAGCGGAGCCTCGGGGAAGTCCATCCCGTCCAGCGTTTCTTCGCTGATCTCGGGCTGGCCGCTGTCGGTGAATACCTTGGGAACCCAGCCGTAGAGCCGCTGCAGGCGGTTGGCGATGTCCGCCCGGCTGGCGGGGTTGAACAGCTTGAGCTTGACCTTGGTGTAGGCCGCGCCCTCGGTGTAGGTCACCCGGACCTTCTGGCCGTCGATCTCCTCCCATCGGCGCTGGGTGCGCTTCGGGCAGCGATGCGACTGCTTCGGCCCGCCGTCGCGGGTCCACCACGGCTTGAACGCAGCGCGTAGCTGGGCGTCCAGCTCGGCCTTGCGGGCGAGCAGGTCGGCCTCAAGCGCGCGGGCCGCGTCGACATCGAAGCAGAACCCGTGACGCTCCTGCGCCGCGATAATCCGCAGCACCTCGTTCTCGATGTAGGCGGACTGCGCGGACGCGACGTTGTCGACGATCCGCCGCCACAGCTCCATCGTGACGGCGACGTCCTGCGCGCAGTAGTCGTCCATCTCGGGGGTGAGGGTTTCCCACCCGCTGTCGTACTCCCCCTTGAGGAGCCCGAGGCGGTAGCCCCATGCGCCGAGCTGCTGGCCGGCGAAGTAGCCCTTCTCGAAGAAGGCAGCCGGCAGCTTGCCCTTCTTCTGCAGCTTGCCGTCGCGCTCCTTGAGGACGTCCTTCGGCCATACCAGCGAGGCGAGCGCGAGGGTGTCCCACACGTAGCCCTTCGGCTCGAACCACGGGTAGACCTTGCGGATCGCTGGGACGTCGAAGCGGTGGACGTTGTGCCCACCGATAACCGGCTCCTCCATCAGCCGGCGGAGGCCGTCCTCGACGGTCCCGTCCGCCCCCGGTAGGGAGGAGTAGCGCCATTGCTGCCCGGTGTCGGGGTCGCCGAGGTGCAAGCAATGGATCGTGGTCAGGGTGTCGAGGAGGCCGTTCGTCTCGGTGTCGAAGACGATCAATACGTGCCCTCCAAAAGGAAGGGCCGCCCCGAAGGACGGCCCCTAGTTGGTCATGCGTGGGTGGAAGGGTTAGCGGGTCTGGACGAAGGCGAAGCCCGGCAGCCCGTCGCTGACGCTGGCGCGGATGAAGTCGCAGACGCCGTCGATGTCGCTGAACGCGGCGGCCGGCGCGGACATCTCGTGGCGCTCCGGCATCCCGTCCCGGCGGCGACGTAGCCGCCTTCGGGCAGGGCCTCGACGATCAGGCGATCCGAGACCACCCGCTCCGTGATCGAGCGGACGTAGGCCATTAGCCGATCAGCGACCGGATGTTGGCGGCGGTGCGGCGGGCGCGGCGCGCCTGCGAGACCATCTCGTCGCGCTCGTCGTAGAGCGAGGCGGCGCGCTTCTGCAGCTCGGCGATCTGCGCGAGCTTGCGCTCGGCGGCGGTATCGAGCTTCTCGGCCGCAGCGGACAGCTTGGTCGTCAGCCGCTCGAAGTCCGACACGAGACGGTCGACCGAGGGCAGGAGATAACGCGCGGCGAAGGCCGCGAGCAGGGCGCGGATGATCTTCATGGACTGTCTCCTTGGGTTAGCGGAAGCGGCCAACGCTGCGGAACGAGCTGCTGCTGTAGCTCGGCCGATACGAGTAGCTCGGGCTGCTGTAGTGGTGGACCACCTTGGGCTGGGCCGCCGAGCCGGCGAGATAGCCGACCGCCGCAGCGGTCAGCGCCGTGTTGGTCGACGCGGCTTCGGCGGCGCGGGCGGCCTCGCAGGCGGCGACGTCCTTGGCGACGGCGCACTCGTTGGTCTGTGGCCCACAGACCACCAGCGCCAGAGACGCGGCGACGACGGGCAGGATGGACTTCATGGTCTGTCTCCGTGGGGTCAGGCGACGGCCTGCGTCCGCTCGCGGATCAGGGCGGCGGACTGGCCGGCGTAGGGGCGGTTGTCGATCAGGGTGCCGCAGGCACGGGCGTCGAGGATGATGCCCATGCAGGCAGCGGCGTGGGCGGCGTGGCTCTCCCCACTCTCGGGGTACAAGTCCTCGCCGTCGATCAGCGAGTAGAGGTGGCGCAGCGCCGCGTTGGCGTAGATCATCAGCTCGACCGGGTCTTTGCGCCAGTTGTAGTCGCCGTACTTACGCGCCCCCAGCTCGAACACCTTAGCCATCGGCACCAGCGCGCCGCCGGGGATCAGGGCGAGGCTCGGCTTGGCGCGTCCGTAGATCGCCTTCGGGTTCTCGGGCATCTGCGCCGGGAAGCAGTCGAGGCAGCCGGCGTTGCTGCACTTGGTCCCGCCGCAGCGGGCCGGCTCGTAGTTGGCGTACCCGATGCCGGCGAAGAAGCAGGTGGCGCAGGGGCTCTCTTGGATGTCGCGGCCCCGGTGCTTGCAACTCGCGCAGGTCTTAGAAGTCGGGGTTGTCGTCGAGTTCTCGTGGGTCATACCGTGGGGTTGCGTCCTCTCCTTCCTCCGGTAGGTCACACTCCATCAGCCGGCCGCTGTCCCGATCCCACATGAGCCCGAAGGTGCGGCCGTGGCCGTCCCCGGTGTAGCGGTCCTTGAGGACGCGGAAGCAGCAGGGCAGCTCGGGCTCCTGCTTGTTCCGCTCGATGCCAAACATGAAGTGCGACCAGCGCGCGATGGCGCGGCTGCCGGTAAAGTCCTTCTCGTGGACCCGACCGCCCTCCTCGTGGGGCGTCCCCTTGGGGGTGGTCAGGTGGCTGATGAAGTAGATGGTGCAGCCCCACGCGAGGGCGAGCGAGGCCATCTCCTCCATGATCTTATCGAGCGCGCGGCGCTCGTCCTCGACGCCCGCCACCAGCGCGGTGAGGTGGTCGAGGAACAGGTGCTTGATGCCGAGCCCCTGCACGAGGAACCGCATCTGCGCCTTGAAGGTGTCCCAATCCTTCGCGCCGAAGTGGTCGTAGAAGTAGACCTTGCCTCGGAGCTGCTGGACGGCCGCCCGCAGCTCGGCCTCGTCGTATTCAACGCCGGGGACGTGGAACCGCTTGTTGGCAATCTTGCCGGCCAGCACCTTGAGGGTGTGAGCCGGGGGTTCCTCAAGGAACAGCACCCCCACGGGCAGTCCCTGCCCGATGGTCAGATGCTCGATGATCTCTTTGAAGACCTCCGTCTTGCCGCAGCCGACGCCGCCGCCGAAGGCGTAAATCTCGCCGGGGCGGATGCCATAGGTGGCCTGCGTCAGCGCCTGCCACGGCCACGGGATGCCCCACTCGGCCTTACGGCAGGCCGCCTCGATCAGGTCGTCGACCTCGCGGATGCCGTCAGGGCGGTAGGGTCGGGCGTTCCAGATCGCGCGGATCACGTCGCCGCCCTTGCCGGCGAGGTGCGCCTCGTTGGCGTCCTTGAACGCCAGCTCGGCGATCTTCACCTTGCCGGGCATCAGGACGTTCGCGGCGGTGAGCGCGGCCTCGCGGCCCGCCTCGTCCATGTCGAACAGCAGGACAATCTCGTCGAAGCTCTCAAGCCACGACGCGGACTTGGCGATGTCCTTGGCAGCGTTGTGCGCTCCGTTCGGGAGCGACACCACGGGCCACTTGTTGTCCTGCAGTTGCGAGACCGTCATGCAGTCGATCTCGCCCTCGGTGACGACGACGCGCTTACCGCCCGCCGGCCACAGGTGCTGGCCCCAAAGCTGGCCGACCCGCTTGTGCTTCCCCGTCCAGATGAAGTCCTTGTCGGGGAACCGGATGTGCTGGGCGACGATGGTGCCGCCCTCCTTGTCCCGGTAGGGCGCGATCTGCACGGGCGTCCCGTCCAGCCGGCCGACCATGTAGCCGAACTTGCGGGCCGTCTCCTCGCGGATGCCCCGCTTGGTCAGGTCTTTGAACTCGCCCGGCAGGAGTCCGCGCTCGACCTTGGGCTCGGCCGGCGCGGCGTCGTCGCCTGCGCTGTTCGGCGAGGTGTGGTGGCCGCAGGAGAAACAGTGGCCGTGCCCGTCGCTGTAGATGGCGAAGGCATCCGACGACGGGCAGTTGGGGCACTCGGTCTTGTAGAGATACTCGCTGTCGCTAGGCAGCGCCTGCGCCATCAGCGATCCTTGATGCGCCGGGTCACCGTCCACTCGGGGGTGCGCTTGATCCCGGCCTTCGGGTTGTAGGGGACCACGCCCGCAGCGAGGAGGGCGCGACGCATCGCCGTCTCGTAGACGACGAGGGGCTTACGCTCCGGCTGCATCAGTTCGCCCCCACCAGCCGGTAGACGCCGTAGGGCTGCCCGTGCGCGTCGTGCCGGGTCTCGGTCACGATCCGCTTCCCGGCCGGCAGCAAATGCCGGTGGCTGCGGCGCAGCTTGTAGATGGCGTCGGAGAGCCGGAAGCGACCGTACTCAAGGACGGCGGTGCCGTCGCTGATCGTGCCGTACTTCATCAAGTGTTCCGCCACGATGGACGGCTTCGAGCGCACCGCGCGGGTGCCTCGGACTGCGAGCATAGCTGTCTCCCTAGTTGATGGGGTTCCGTGCCAGCCAGTCGGCGACGTCGAAGGAGGGGCAGGCTTTGCGGGTGCCCGGCACGTCCCGGTGGCCGATGATCTTGGCGGCCGGGTGCTTGGCCTTGAGCTGCCGCAGGAGCGCCCGCAGGGACGCGAACTGCTCTGGCGTGAAGTTGTCGTCGGCCCGGCCCTTGTCGTCCACGCCGCCGACGAGGCAGATGCCGAGCGAGCGGTCGTTGACGCCTCGGGCATGAGAGCCTTGGGCGGTTTCCGGGCGGCCGATGTCGACGGTGCCGTCCCGGCGAATGACGAAGTGGTAGCCGATGGAGAGCCAACCCTGTTGGCGGTGGACCCGGTCGATGTCCTTGGCGGTCCAGTTCAGGCGCGGCGGGGTCGCGCTGCAATGAACGACTAGGTAGTCCACCCGCGAGAGCTTCTTGTAGGTCATGCCTCCGTTGGCTTGATGGTGAAGTGGGTGCCGACCTCGTCGGGGTCGGTGGTGAAGACCTTGCGGACCCGTCCCAGCTCGACGACCTGACTGTCGTCCAGCCAGATGCCGCCGGCTTTGGTGACCGCGTCCATCAAGGACTTGAGGTAGTTGTCGGTGTCGGGCTTCGGGTACGTTAGCTTCGACGTCTTCGGCTTCTCGACCTTGAAGTCCGCCCCCAGCTCGAACGGCAGGGTTTCATCCCAGTCGTCAGGCCGTGGCAGCTCCCGCAAGATCGACGCTGCGCTATCGAGCCAAGCGGCGTAGCCCTTGTCGGAGTACGCCACCGCGAACCGCCCACGGCAGGTGAACCGGGGGCGAACCGCAGGCTTGGGCGCGAGCGGGATGACCCCGCTCAACAGCATCAGAAGTCGTCGTTGTCCTCGTCGCCGCCGCCCGAGCCCGAATACTCGTAGCCGTCCTCCTCCGGGGTGAACCCGTAGTAGGAGGCGTCGCGGCTGCCGCCGGTCTTGAGGTCGATGATGAACACCGCGTCGAGGTACAGGGTTACACCGATGGCACCGTCCGCAGGGCGCTTCGAGCCGCGCGGTACGACGCCGAAGCGGCCAACGGTGCCGCCCCAAATCTCGGGCGGGTTGGTGATCGGGCGACCCTTCGCGTCGAAGAGTGACGGCTTGAGCTGCTTGAGCTGGCCGGTCTTCTTGTCCTTCACCTCGGCCTTCATCTTGGTGTGGAACAGGATGTTGCCGGTCTCCTCGCCGGCCTTGTCCGTCTCCATTGCGAAGACGTCGCGGGTCGTCACCTTCTTGGCGAGGCCCGGCTTGCCGGCGTCGATCAGCTCCTGCTTCACCTTCTCGACCTCGGCGTCGCGGATCGCTTCGAGGCGCTCGATGAACTCGCGCACACCGGGGTCATCGGGGCCGACCACGAGGTCGGACTTGTATTTCAGCTCGCCCTTGTATTCGTCGGGCTTGTTCAGGGCAGGGAAGCGGAACCGACCCTTCGGGGTGAGGATCGGCTTCACCCGCTGCTTCTTCTGGCTCATCAGGCAGAAAGCTCCTCGGTCAGGAAGTTGGTGAGGCGGACGATGCTGCGGCGGTTCAGTACGAAGACCGCCGGTTCGAGCCCATCGTCGGTGTCGTCGATGATGACCCGGACGTCGCCGCTCGGGGTCATCTCGAACTCAAGGGTGTTGTCGGCCTCGTCCTCGAAAATCAGCGCGGTGGTATTCTGTGCCATGTGGTATGTTCCTCCTTACAGCGCGGCTTCGACAGCCGCCTTGACCGCCTCGATGCCGCACTCGTCGCAGCAGACGAGGTCGCGCAGCTCGATCATGGTGTCGGTGGGGATGGTGCCGTGCCGCTCCATCTCGACGGCGGCGCGCATGAACACCTTGACGTGGTCCATGTCGAACATCGGGGTTAGCTCCTCGGCAGCAGCTCGGCCCGCACGTAGTCGCGCATGGCCTGCACTTGGTTGGTGAAGGGGCCTTCGGCGGCGGTCAGCATCCGGCGGACCCGCTCGACGTCCTCGTGCGGGTTGCGGCGCAGCTCGTCCGCCATGAGGACGAAGACGCCGGCCGGGGCGAGGTAGCGTTCGACCGCCGGGTCGAGGTCGAGGACACTCACGATCTTCACGATGGGATCGCGCAATCGGCTCGGGGCCGAGAACCAGTTGATCCCGTCGTTGATGCGGCCACGGATCGTCGGGTCAGGCATGTGTTGGTCTGTCTCCGTTGTTGGCGCTTGCTTGGGCAAGAGGGTGGGTTTTTGGATACCACAAGTCAGTAGGTGACAGTTGGCATGTATCTAGGCAAACGCATACACGCTTGCCCTGACCTCGGAGAGGTCGAGGGTGCCGGCCCTCGGGACCGGCGGCAGCTCGGCGGCCACCTCCTCGGGTAGCTGCTCGTGCAGCTCCCGCGCGAAGTCGCCGAGGATGTCCCGCTGGTACTGCTCCACGAGGGTATCGCGCAGCAGCATCGACAGGACGGGGGTGTCGCAGGCGTGGGTGCCGAAGCTGTCATGGATGACAGCCAGCGACGTGATCCCGCGCGCACGGCAGGCGAGCGCTACGCGCATCAGGTGCGAGGCGTCGCACGAGTGTACGAAGTTCGGGGCGACGGCCGAGGCTTGGCTCCGGGTGTCGATGTCGAGCGCCGGCTTCTCGATCCGGTAGCGGACCAGCTCGCCGTTGAACACGACGTCGACCCGCTCGCCAACCATGCGCCGGTAGTTCTGCAGCACCGGCAGCCCGATGGGGCTGGTCCAGTGGATCGGCAGCCCGGCCTTGGCGGCGACGGTCGCCGCGGTCTTGAGCCACTCCATCGCTCCCGAGGCGGCGCGCACGGTCTCGCCGATGGCGTCGAACATCACGTAGGACAGCCAGTTGGCCGCCTCGTAGTTGGACGCACCGCCGAGGTGAGGGGGCTTGCCCTCGTCGCGCAGCTCGGCGTCGAGCTTGTGCAGCTCTTGGTCGATCATCTCCTGCATCCCGAAGCGGGTTGCGGCGTAGCAGTAGGTCATCACTGGACGCTTTGCGATCCGGCGGATCACCTTGCCGCCCTTCCATGCCTGCGCGCCCGGATCGTCCGAGGCGTCGGCGATGACCTGCACCCGCTCGGCGACCGCCGTGTAAATGTCGGCTGGCTTGCCCGCCGGCACGAGGTTCACGTAGGCGGCACCCTCCGGGTCTCGGAGCATGGCCGAGAAGTGCTGCAGCCCCGAGTTGGACCCGTCGAGTGCAATGGGCAGGTGGCTGACGAAAGCCTCGCCCTCGGCGACGTAGCCCTCCCACTCGAAGCAGGCGGCCAGCGCCATGTACGGGCTGTCGGCCGTCGTCCAGAACCGCTCCCCGTCAAGCGGGTTTAGGGCGCTGTCGAGGATCAGGGCCTCGTGGTCGAAGACCCATTGCACCCGTTCCTTGAAGCTGACCTTGTCGACGCCGAACAGGTTGGCGACGTGAACCGCCAGCCACATCGGACCATCCGGCCCGAGCGGCTTGCCCTCGGCGAACATCAGCAGGGACTTCTGCAGGTCGTCGCCTTGGGGGTTCGGCCCGCCGGCCGGCTTCGGGTAGACGCGCCCCCGGAAGTCCAGCTCGTGCGGGAAGTAGATGGCTTCCTCGTCGGCGAACTTCTCGGCGGTCCACAGGAGCTGGCTCATGGCGATCCGCTTCGACTTGGTGCGGGCGTTCTCCTGATGGACAAGCGCCGCGCGCTTGCACCACTCGCGCTTGGCCTCCTCGTTGGTGTCGATGTCATGCGGTTTGCCGGGCAGGGGTAGCAGCTCGCGCCGGGGCAGGCCGCCGAGCGCCGAGCCGGCGTCCCACACCTGCCGCATCACATCGAGGACGCGCGGGTTGATCCGCCACGCAACCGACTGGATCGTGTTGATGGCGTCGTACACCGGCTGCATGTCGACCGCTTCGAGGTCTTCGAGATACTCCCGGCTCGCGTCCTTAACGAGCCACGCCGGCCCGGTCAGGTAGCCGCCGCTGAACGGCGACGTCCACGGGCGGGGCGGGGTGACCATCGGCAGGTGCATGGGCGTGAGCAGCTCGCACCGGGCGTGCATCCGTTCGAGCCAGTCGGCCAGCTTCTCGGTCGGGCGGAACACCAGCTCCTGCCGGAAGGTGACCGGGTTGGGCTCGCGCTCGATCTCGAACAGGTCGGGCACCGCATCAACCAGCAGCTCAAGGCACTTGCTGCCGACCTGCAGCTTGTCGTTCGGCGACCACGAGACGAGCAGCCGCTCGACCGCCTTCATCGCCTTCCTGATCTTGGTGCGCCACGTCTTCCCGTAGTTGCCAGCCTTCTTGTTCGCCTTCATCAGCGACCGGAAGAAGGCCGGCTCGTTCTGGCGGATGGCGTCGTAGTTGAGGTGGTCGCGCAGGCACTCGGCAACGTGGCCGGCGAGCTTCGCCATCGGCAGGCGCTTGGCCGCCGCGTTGATGGCGCACCGGGCCGTGATGTAGGCGACCGCCTCCGGCTCCATCAGGTAGAGCATCGGCATGGCCTTGCTCCCTCGACCGGCGCTGCCCTGCCTCGTCTGCTCGCAGGCCGCCCGGATGCGGTCGGACGCTGGCCCCACGATCTGACGCAGGAGCTGGCGGCCGGGCGGCAGGTTCGCCTCCTCGTCCGCCCCGCCGACCTCGTCGCGCCACGGCATCGGCCGAGCCTTGCGGTAACGCTCCCGCCCCAGCTCCACGGCCTCCGCCTCAAGGGCGCGCTGACGGTCGAGCAGGTCGGTCGTGAGCAT